GTGGTACTGTAGCAACTGACATGAACGTAGATAAGTTCCAAGAAATGCAAGCGCTTTTCGGAACTAATGATGTTCCTGATGATGGCTCAAGATACTGGGCAATCGGCCCTAACCAATGGTCTAACTTACTTGATGATGATCAATGGTCAAGAATGGAATACATTGGATCTAACGAATTACCTTTCTCTGGTATGAATTACACAGCGAAAAAATTCTTAGGTTTCTTAGTATTTGTTCATTCTGGTCTAGATTCATCTGGCTCTACTGATAGACACACTATTGCATGGCACAAGTCATCAATGGGTCTAGGTGTAGGATCTGAAGTTAGAACTGAAGTAAACTATATACCTGAAAAGGTATCTCACTTAATGACTTCTTACCTATCCATGGGATCAATTCTAATTGATACTAATGGTATTAGAGTACAGAAGTGTGCGGAATAGGAGATAAATAATGGCATACGCAACTTCAAATCCGATTAAGAAAATTGCTGGAATGGGTGCTGGAAACTCACTATGGTTTTATACTGATGGTGATGCTAAAGCAACTGTTGTAGCTTCAGGTTATTTCAATTCTGCTTACAAAGAATTAAGCAAAGGTGATGTTATCCTTTGTTCAATCGGTGTAGGTGGTACTCACGAAATGGACACAATTACAGTTACTTCTGAAACAGGTGCAACTACTGTAACAACAGTAGCTCTTGCATAAGGAGATTAACAGCTATGAGGGGGTTTATCCCCCTCTAGTCAAATAGGAGAAATTATGGCAATAAGTGCAGCAATAGGTGTAGGTAAAAAAATAGTAGGCAAAGCTATTAATGTTGCAAAAAAGAAAAAAAAAGATTTAGAATCTCAAGGTAAAAAAGTAAAAAAAAGTGCTAAAGAAAATATCTTAAAAGATGCACAAAAAATAAAAGATCCAAGTGGAAAAAATATAAGAGGAAATATTAAAGGTGTAGATGCAATTCCAAATGTTATGGCTGGAGCTGCTGGACAAACTGCAACAAAAGTAAGTGGTAAAGCTGTAAATATTGCAAAAAATGTAAGTGATAAAACTGTTAAAACTGCTAAAAAAATAAAAGATGATCCAATAGGATCTGCAAAAAAAGCAGCAACAAATTTAGTAGGTGATGATAAAGATGAAGTTATAGGTTTTGGTGTAGGAGCTTTAGCTGCTATGGGAACTGCTGCATTAACAGCATCATTAACAAAATCCAATACAAAACCAGAACAAGAATATAATGTTACAAGAATGAGTGATGGTAGATTTTCTACAACTTATAGAGATAAAAATGCTAATGCTGTATTTAGTGCAAAACAATTATCTGAAAAAGAAATAGATGATGTTAGAACACAATTAGCAGTATTAGATAGTATTTTAGATTCAAGTGATCCAAAAGCAAGAAGTAAAGAATTTAAAGATACAGTAATGAATTTAGCAAAGAAATATAAAATATCTAATATTACTGGTAAAAATTTATCTGTTATTATTCCTAATGTTGAAGGTGGAGTACAGTTAAGACAAAGAGCTTAATATGGCAGTAACAAAAGTAGATATAGCTTCAAGAGCATTAGTAATGATAGGTGCAAATCCTATTGCTTCATTTACTGATGGAACAACAGAAGCTAACGTAACTAATACAATATACGAAGAAATTATTGAATCTAGTTTAACTAGACATAATTGGAGATTTGCAACAGGGCAACAACAATTATCTTTGTTAGCAAACTCTCCTACTGGTAGATTTGAATATGCATATCAAATACCAGCTAATCCTGAATGTTTAAAAATATTAGCAGTTACAGTTAATGATGCATTGATACAGTATAATAGATATGAAGATAAAATTTATTTAGATGGTTTTGGATCTCAAAGCACAGTTATAATGGATTATATATTTAGACAAAGCGAAGATCAGTTTCCTCCTCATTTTAGATTAGCAATAGAATATAAATTGGCTAGTATTTTTGGTGGATCAGTAGCAAGAGACGCAGCTCTAGTTAGAGAATTTGATCAACTGAGTGAAAGACAAATGTTAATAGCTAAAAATACTGACTCACAAGAAACTACTACCAAAACACTTTCTACTGATAGATTTATAACAGAAAGAAGAAGCAGTCGTAGTGGACTTGTAGTCGGATAATGCCTAGAAAAGTAAGACAAGTATATACCAATTTTTCAGCTGGAGAAATTAATAATCTTCTTAATGCTAGAACTGATGCTAAAGCATATTTTGAAGGTGGTAAACAAGTTCGTAATTGGTATTTATTAGATGAAGGTGGAGTAATGCGTAGACCAGCTACTGAGTATATGGCTACAATGCCAGCAGAATGTAGAATAATTCCATTTATATTTTCTAATGATGAAGTAGCTTTATTTGTTTTATCAAACAATAGACTTGATGTTTATTCTAATGCTGGTGCTGTAATACAATCTAATATAACTTCTAATTGTAACTGGACTACTGCTCAATTATTTGAATTAAATTTTGCACAGTTTGGTGACACAGTTTTTTTAACGCATAGAAATAATCCTATTAGAGAAATAAAAAGAACAAGTGCTTCTACATTTACTGTATCTGCATTTGCTTTTGAAGAAGATGATACAGTTACAGTAGGTGGTGTAAATAAAAGTGAACAACCATTTTATAAATATGCAGATTCATCAATTACAGTTACATTATCTACTCATGCAACTGGTACAGGAAGAACTCTTACTGCTAGTGCAGATGCTTTTACATCAAATCATAATGGTACATATTTACGAGTAAATGGTAAACAAGTTAAAGTAACAGGATTTACAAGTGCTACTGAAGTAACTGTTACTGTTATAGAAGATACTGTAAGCACAGGCCCACACTCTGATTGGGAAGAACAATTAATATCTGCTGAAAGAGGTTACCCCCAGGCAGTGTCATTTCATGACAATAGATTATGGTTTGGAGGTGTAAGAGATAAACCTTCTGCTGTTATTGCTAGTCAAATTGGAGGTTACTTTAATTTTGATTTAGGAACTGGTTTAGCTAATGAAGGTATTAATGTAGCTATTGCAAGTGATACAGTAAATGAAATAAGACATTTTGTATCTTCTCGTAACTTACAAATATTTACTGACAGTGGTGAGTATTATGTACCTGTATCATCACAATCTGCTGCAATTACTCCTACAAGTATAGCATTTCTTAGACAAACACCTTATGGCTGCAATAGAGCTGCACCAATACCTTTTGATGGAGCTTCTTTGTTTAGTCAAAAAAATGGTAAAGCAATTAGAGAATATGTATTTTCAGATGTTGAACAAGCATATAGATCTACAAGTGTATCTGTATTAGCTTCTCATTTAATAGATACACCAAAACAATTATCTATGATGACAGGTAATGAAACTAAACCAGAACAATTTGCTTTTTTTTTAAATAGTGGAACTAATGATAATGGTAAATTAGCTGTATTTCATTCTATTCGTGATGAAAAAATAGCTGGTTGGACTATGTGGGAAACACAAACTGGAGATAAATATCATAGTATAGCTGCATTAAATGATCAATTATTTGTTATAGTAAAAAGAATAGTACCTTCTGGTACAAAATATTTTTTAGAAAGATATGCTAATGATGATTCTATAACTCTTGATTGTTCTACAACTACTACTGTATTTCAAAAAGGAACACCATTAGTAAATGGTGCTAGTCAAACAGGAAACACATTATCCGTAGATGGATTTAGTTCTGCACCAGCTATACAAGAAACTTTTACTATTGCTGGTAATGCAACTAAATATACTATTACTGCTGTAACACAAACTGCTGCTGGATATGATTTAACATTAGATCAAAACTTAGCAGTTTCTCCTAGTAATAATGCTGTAATAACTATTGTAGAAGGATTTGTTCATACAGTAAATGCAATTTATGAAAACACAGATAAAGTATTTGCAGTATATGGTAATGGATCTTTAGGTGAATTTACAGTAGATAGTAATAATAGAATAACATTAACTTCTGCTCCTTTTCCAACTGGAACTAGAGTAGGATTTAATTTTACTCCTATATTAGAAACAATGCCAATAGATAAAGAAATAGATACAGGCCCATTAACAGGACAGCCTAGACGAGTTAATAAAGCTATTGTAGATATATCTGGTGGTTTAGATATAACTATGAAAGCACAAGATTTAAATTCAAAAGAGTTAGTAATACAACAAGCTGGTTTTACTGCTGGTACAGACATTAGTCCAGTTACAGATAAAAAAGAATTTAATTTTTTAGGTTATAGTAAAAATCCTACAATTACTATTAGCCAAAACGATCCTTTACCATTAAAGGTATTAGGAATAGCTATGGAGTTACAGTTCGCATGAGTGCTAATGCATCAACAATGTTTGCAGCTGCTGCAATAGTAAGTGCAGTAGGTACTGTTGCTAGTGTGCAATCACAAAGAAGAGCATTAGCAAGAGAAAATTATAGATTAGAAACAGAAAAAAAACTAGCTGCTGTACAAGCATTAGAAGAAGAAAATGCTAGAAAAGAAATGTTAAATGATACTATTGCTCAAAATTTAGCATGGCAATCTATAAGTGGATATTCTGATGATAGTAGAAGTTTTTTAAATATAAATGAACAAGCTAAAAATAAAGCAAATAAAGATATTAGTAATATTAGATTAATGGGAAAAAATATACAAAATAAATATACATCTATGTTGTATGAAAATAAATATAAAGAAAATGATTTAGTATTTGGTGGATATGTTTCTGCTATTGGTGAGCTTACTACAGGGTATGCTCAATATGATTATTATGGAGATGGTGGAAGTAAAAAAGAAATAGAATAATATGGCATTAACAACAGGTAAAAGACAAGTAACAACTACTGCTTCTTCAGTAGCAAATAGAATGGGTGTAGTACCAGCTTATGCTGGTGATCCAGTTTCTACTATTGCAAAAGTTGCAACAGAAAAATTAGATTTTTTTGCTAAACGTCAAGCGTCATTAGAAGAAGCAAAATATAAAGCTGATTTAGAAATAAAAACATCTAAATTTATTAATGCAAAAGCAAGAGAACATTTTAACGATCCAAAAACTTTTACAACATCAACTGATAGTTATATTGAATCTTTAGTAAATGAAGCTCCTACAAGATATAAGTCTTGGACTAAAAGCATGATTTCAGGAAAAGCTATTAGAAAAGGTGAAACAATATTTGCTAATAGAATTAAACAAGATCATGATGATGCTATGAAATTACAAGAAGAAAGAGTAAGAACGCATAATGAAGAAACTTTAGAAGATTTGTTTGATTTAGCTACTGTAAGTCAAGGAGATCCTGAACTTAAAAAAGATTCTACTTTTACAAATAACATAGATGATTATCATAAAAATGTTTGGTTACCTAAAGTTTCAGAAATGTATAAAAGTCATTTAGAAGTTTATAATGCAGCATATCCTGAAGATAGAAATGCTATGCTTACACCACAAGAATTTTTAAGAACAATGCAAATTTCTTTTGAACAGTTAAGAGTAAATACAAAAGTTAAAAATATAATTGATACTACGATGTTAGAAATAACTGAAATGGGTGGAGATTATCAAATAGGTAATGATAAAATAAAAGAATTAAATTTAAAAATTGGAAAAATGTTAAATGAAGAATATATGAAAAGTCCTCAAATAGATATGCTTGATGGTAAAGCTACTTTAGTAAATACAACTAAAGATGAAAGAGGACAAATAATTTCTAATGCTGAATCATTTATGAAAGGTCATTTAAATGTATATAACAATCAATTAGTTAAATATGAAAGTGAAAAAAAATTAGCAATAGCAGATCAATTAAATAATGATTTATATAATTTTGTAAATAATCCTGATGATTTTGGAATAATAACTGAAAAACAATTAGAAAGAAAAATGATTGATTTAGAATTAGATGATAATGAAAAATTAAATTATCGTAATTCTTATTTTGCAGGACAAATGATTAAAGGAAGTATTGATGAAAATTTACAAAATTTTGTTGGAGATACTAGTGGTATAAAAATGGATACATTTTCAGGTAGATTATTTATGAGTTTAGATCAAAAAGGATATTTAAAAGCATTAGGTGTTAATAATCAAGAAGATTTAAAAAAAATAATTATTCAACAACATATGAAAAAAATATTTCCAAGCTTAAGAACAATCCAAACAGAAAATGGCCCAAAAAAAATAATAGTGCCAGGTGTTGATAATATTGCTGATACTTGGTTAGGAACTGAATCTGTATTTGTAGAAGATCCAGAAGGAAATACTGTTTTAGATGAAGATCAAAATGCATTAGCTACTGCTAAATTTAATAAAATGGTTGGTTATGCTAAAATGATGAATGAGCCAATACCACAATTAACAGATTTTTTTAATGACGTAATGAGTATTAATGTAAAATCTGAAACTGATTTAATGAAACTAGATAATGCTGCATATATGGTTAATTATTTTATGGATACAGATGGATTTGAATTTATGTTTAAAGGAGTAGATAGTGATGTAAAAGCTAACCTTTTAAAATTACAAGATTATCATAAATTACGTCATGCTGATTTTGATAGAGTAACAAGAGTAGATGTAGCACAAAATTTTTTTGAAAGTCTTAAACCTAAAGAATCTACAATAACTGGTAAAATTAAAATAGCTATGGATAATTTTATTAATTATGGAGATGAAGGTGATGATAGTTTAGATCAAATAAATTTAACAGAAATGGTAGATAAATATATAGAAAAATATCAAAATAATAGAGTAGCATTTAGTGTTCCTTTAAATTTAGCTCAACCAGTTTTTACTTCATTAGCTACTGGAGAAATGACACCAATATTAGGTGATTCAGTTGTTGATAGTATGACAGTAGACGCTAATAAAGTAAGAAAAGTAATAAGACCTTATTTAGATATTTATTTAACTAAAATGTTTGATGACGAAACTTTTGTTACTCAACAATCAATTGAAAAAAATTTAAACAGAGCAATGAAATTTATAATGGAAGATTTTGCTAATGATGGATTTAATTGGAAAGTTTTTAGTGGGGGTAGTCTTAGTGAGTAATGTAGACCAATACGAATTATTTGATCATTATACTAAATTAGGTTTTACTAAAACACAAATACAAGATGATTTAATTTTTACTTTGCAAGAAAGAATGGCAAACATGAGTAATTTGCAAAAAGAAGAATACGGTATTAATGATGATTTTTATAACAGAACAAATTTATTTGATATGTATGACGCTGGAAGAATAAAAACTTTATATGATCAAAAATCTGGAGAATATCCTGTATATAAAATAGAAGTTGATTTTGATGGTGATGGTGTTTTTTCTGTTATACATAATCCTGATAATACAGCAGTTAATTTTAGACCTATTATGGGTGGAGAATTTGCAGATAAACGATTTACAAGAGATGCTTTTTTTACTGAATATTTTAAAAACGAATATGAAACTATGGTATCTTCTATGCCAAGTGATGTTAGAGATTTTTTAACTATTAATACATGGGCTAATACTTTTTTACAAGATATGATAACTGGTTATTCTAGATTTGCAGAATTTGATAGAGAAGTTACAGAAAAATTTGCAAACTTTATTGATGATTTTTCTAATCAAGAAAATAGAGTTGGACCTCCTAGTGTGTTTAAAAAAATAGTAAGAAGTGTTTTTGAAAACACATTAGGGTTTGATGCTAATAAAGATAGATTAGAATATGAAGTACAACAAGCACAAAAAGAATATATTGAACAAACTAAATTAAATAAAGTAAATGAAAATAATTTTATAAGTAATCCTTATTTAGCACATATATATAAAAATGAAGGAGCATTTAGTAAAACAGTTTATGATCCTATGAATAAAGATACATCTTATAAACATTTAAGTGAAAAAAATGAAGAGGGAGAATATAAAAATGATCCAACAATAGGATTTGGATTATCATTAAATGATAAATGGGTAACAAATCAATTAATTAATAAAGGATATAATATTGATTCATTATTAAAAGGTGAACAACAATTAAAAAGATCAGATGGTATGGATATATCAGTTAATTACATGAATATTAAAAAAGATGAATTAGTTAATTTTTTTGGTGAAGATTTAAATAAACCAAAAAATAGTTATTTAATGATGGCTTTATTAGATTTAAGTTATTTAAGTGGTTTTAATGTAGAAAGAAGTTTTATTGGAGACAGAATGAAATCAGCAGTAAAAGGTGCTTTAACTGCTAAAACAATAGAAGAAAAATTAGGATATTTAGGAAACTTTGCTTCTTATATTCCTAAAGATTTATTAGATAAACCATCTGGTGATATATTAGATTTTTCAGACCCAGATGTTCAAGATGTAAAATCATACATTGGATATGATAATAAAAATCAAACTTATAAAATGTACCCTGAATCTACAATAGCACAAGAATTATTTAATGATAGTGCTAGATATATGCAATACAGAGGAAGATTTTTAAGAAACTTTAAATTATTAGAAAAATGGGCACAAGGTAGTTCTACTGCAGCACCTTTTCCAATATTTGATAATCAATTACCTTCTTTAAAAGAAGATGAAAATATGCCAGTTATACAAATAAAATAATGCCTGACGTATATATTGCTAATGGTAATCCTTATTATCAAACAGATGATAATATTTACAAAAATGAACAACCTACAACTTTTAATTTTGTAAATATAGCAAGAGGTGTTCTTGATGAAAACGTTGTAGCGATTGGTGCAAAAAGACTAGTACAAACTGTATTTGATAATAGACCAGATTTATATAAAGTAGATGTAAGTTACGATCCTTTTTATGATCCACAATTAGCACCCTATAAAGATTTTATCGGTAATTTTTTACATTCTAAAAGTGAAGATCATACTACATATTTATTAGATAGATTTAAAAAGAAAATGAAATCTATAAATGGAGATCCTGGCTATGTAATTGGAAGAATAATTGGAGGACTTACAGATCCATCAAGTATTTTTATGTTTACTAAAGGTGCTAATCTTTTACTTACTGGTAGTAGATTAAAAAGAAGTGCATTAGGTGGAAGTATTATTGGTGGAGAAGAAGCAATAAAAGGATCTCTTGATGATACAAGAACATCTGCAGAAAGAACTATTATTACTGCTTCTGGATTTATTTTACCAGCTATGTTTCCTAGTTTACCTAATGGTAAGTCAGTTAAAAAATTTGATAGATATGCAGCTATGTATGATGAACAAGATGCATTTGCTGCTGGTACTACTGGTGCTGCTGTACCAAGAAGTAGCAGAATAATGACAGAAGAACAAATACAAGAAATGAATAAAATAGCTCCTACTGGTTTAGGTATATTTGGTGAGCAAGGCCCATATAATCCTGTATTTAGAGTTATGAAACAAGGAGTAAGTGAAGCTCAAGAAATGATGGAAAGAATGTTAGAAATTCCTTTATTTCAAAATAAAAATTTAAAAGATATTATTACTAGTCCAACTATAGAACGTAAAATTAAAATGCGTTATGCTCCATTAGTTGTTACTACTACAAAAAAAATAGAAGCTGCATATAATAGTTATTTAGCTAGACAAGGAGCTAAAAGTCAAAACTTTTTAGAAAGAGGTTTAGATACAAAATTTGTAAAAAACAAAGCATATATGACACCTAAAGAATTTAGACAAAATATTTGGGAATATAAAATGGGTCAAAGATATGGAACTCAAACAGTATTTGATGAAGATGTAATTACTGCATCAAAAGCTATTGATGATTTTTATAGAACAATAGGTAAAGAATATGACACTTTAAAAATACCACAAAAAGCAATGCAAGGACATATTAATTTTTTACAAAAAATTTTAGCTAAAACTAAAAATCGTAAAAAAAGAGAAGAATATATTTTGCAAATTGCTAAAATGGAAAAACGATTAGAATATGTAAAAGAAAATGGATCTTTAATAAATAATTATATTAATGTTGTTTATCGTAGAGATGTTATTGAAGCTAATTATGATAAGTTTGTAAAAACTTTAGGTATGGCTTTAAGAGAAAGAAATCCAGCAATTACACAAGATGAAATATTAGATATTGCAGAAGGATTCAAAGGGTATCAACCTGTAATAGCTATGCCTAATTTAGCAGATGAATTAAAAATAGCTGCTGGTAAAGGAACTTCGGCTGACATTGATGGGTATATAGAAAAAATAAATAAAATATCTAATAGGTTTAAACAACGAACAATAGATATTGATTACAGACATTTATCAAAAGAAGGTTTTATTGAAACCGATACACAAACATTAAATAAAATGTATTTTAATCAAACAATTCCTGACATTGAAATTACTAAAGCATTTGGTGATCCTATGGGATTTGGTACAAATTATATTCCTAAACAAAATCAAATGGGAATACAGCAAATTGCTGAAGTATATGATGAAATGATTATAGCGGCTAAAACACCTAAACAAGCTGCAGCATTAGAAAAACAAAAAAATAAAATCTTAAAAGATTTAGATGCTGGTATTCATTTACTTAGAGGAACATATGGTTTGGCAGAAGATCCTAATAGATCTGTTAGCAGAGGTATTAGATTAATGAAATTGTATAATGCTATGACTATGCTTACTGGAATAGCACAAACAGTAGATGTTGCTAGATTAGTAATGATAAATGGTATGGGTAAATCTTATAAAATTTCTTGGGATTTATTAACAAGTGGTTACTTTAAAGAAATATATAAAATGAATTTAAAGACTACTCAACTTGGTGGTGAATCTTTAGATATGTTTGCTAGTACAAGAGCTATGGCTATGTATGGTTTAGATGATGCTTTTGGTGTGTTTAATAAATTTGAACGAAGTGCTAGTAGTATGGGTAATTTATATTTTACTTATTTAAATTTATCTAATCCTTGGAATACAGCAGTAAAAAATATTGCGTCATTATATAATGGTACAAGAATATTTGATACAATAGAAACACAAATACTTACTGGCAAAATATCTAAAGTAAATATGGCTAGATTAAGAAGTATGGGTATTAGTGATTCTATGGCAAAAAGAATATATAAACAATATACTAAATATGGTTATGGAAAAAATGCTAGAAAATGGAAAGAAAATGGAGATACATATAAATCATTAAGAGTAGCTAATTCTGACGAATGGGTAGATAAAGAAGCTGCAGAAGTTTATCATCAAGCAATAGGTAAACAAGCTAATATTGATATTGTTACTCCAAGTAAAGGTGATGTACCTTTATGGGCAAACACAGAAATGGGTGGTTTACTTACACAATTTAAAAAATTTGGTATGGCTGCTACTCAAAGAATATTACTTAGAGGATTACAAGAAAAAGACGCTAATTTCTTTACAGGAGTATTATTATTATTAGCTGCTGGAGCTGGTGTAGATGCATTTAGACAAAAAGCATTTAATAGAGATTATTCTAAAAAACCATTTGGTCAAAAAATTGTAGATGCATTTGATAGATCAGGATTAGGTGGTATTTATTCTGATATTAATAATGCTATTGAAAGATTAGGTAATAATGAAATAGGATTAAGACCATTATTAGGTGCTAAAAAACCTTATGGAACATATAGAGATATATTTAATAATCCTGTACCAGATGTATTAGGGCCTACTGCTAGTCAAATAGCTAATATATCAGATATTATGTGGACTTGGGGTAGTGGTAAATACAATCATCACACAGCAAGGAATGTGCGTAGACTTTTACCTTTTCAGAATGTATGGTTTTTAGATTCATTATTTGACGAGATAGAACAAAAAGGACTAAGATGAGTATAACAATATCGGCAACTGATCCAAGAATACAGTATACTGCAAGTAGTAGTCAAACTACATTTGCTGTTCCATTTGAATTTTTTGCTGACGCTGATTTACAAGTAAAACATACTAGCTCTGGTGGAGTAGATACTACTCTTACACTTTCTAGCAATCCAACTACTGTAGCACAATACTCAG